CCTTTTTTTGACAGCCTTTTAATAAACCTGATAATTAATTAATAAACCTAAAAACAACAAATTATGTTAGGAAACACTTTAACAGCAACCTACAAGAGCAATTATCCGAAAGTAGTGGTTAACAAGGTAACTGGTTTACCTGAGATTGACCCAGTAACAGGGCAAACCAAGGTACGTGATATCTTTGTATACAGGATAACTGGTTCTCCGGAAGACTTGAAGGCTTACACTGATTCAGTTGGTAACAACTTGGTTACTGATGATGATGGTGCTCCTCTGTATTTCACAGTGACACCTAGTCCAACTGATGTCTGCAAAATGTACCAGACTAAAACTGGTAAAAATGCAGGACAGTTTAACCTAGATATGTCAGAGTTCCGTAAGGACCGGGCTATCGTGGCTATGGCTGGGGGTAACATGGGTCAATCAATTGCAGATGCCAAAGCTAGTAAATACGTGACACTACCAAGTGCACTTAATGCTAGGTTGACAAACTTGGTTGCAGCCCAGACTACAGAGTCTGCCGGTGATATGGATGAACAATAGTAATCCATTACACCAAACCATACTAAGAAACCAGGAGATATAGGTAACTATGTCTCTTGGTTATATTAGTATACTCTATATATATAGGTAACACTATATATACAGTATTAACTGATCCTTCCTATATATACAGTTACACCATATTACACTTGGTACTACTGTATATATAGATGCTTGCTTTCCTTTTCTTTGACAGCCTTTAAAAGGACTTGTGATTTCACCATAGAACTATTGTTATTACTATATATATAGAGAGTATATAGTAATGATTCTTATGAACACAGACTACACGGGCATAAGTACCTGATAATTAAAGTATTAAGTGCTTTAATGTGAGAGAGATAGAGATGGACAAAAAAACTTCTTATCTTCTTATAGGTCTGTAGGCATAAGTAAAATGGTAATAAAAGCATAAGAACATAATAGTATATAGCTAACATGAGTACATAGACACTAGTGTTACTATATATATTAGTCTTATCTCTATATATACTACTATTAGTACTATTACTATATACAGTAAGAAGAAGACAGTAAAAGATTCCGGAATTGTATTTATTTACCCCTTAATATATTTACTATGCAGTTACTTATTGCAAACCTTATGTTTATACTCTACATTAATTCAGGTGCTATTGTACCTGATGGTGATGTAGATGGTAGAACTACATACTCTATACCTTCTGCTTATATAGAGCATGCTTACAAAGCAGAGATTATCCAGTATCTTGAAACTGGAAAGTTTGAGTATAATGAAGACTTAATAGATTGATCTATGACGTTTGAAGAAGCTTTTGATATGGCTGTTTTATACAGTATATCACCGGAATTAACTTGCACTTGTGATGAACTTCACATGTGTCAGCAGTGTTATGAAGAGTCTAAAGAAGATTCTAAAGATACAATAGAAAGGCAGTGATATTCTGCGTATACCTGAGCAAGTAGACAAACTGCTTATTTTTACTTTCCGTAGTCACCTATTTCCTAAAATGTTGTTTAGGGTGATAAATACGTCTGAGGATTAACAACAAGTACAGCTGAAAAGGTATGCTGTATTTACTCTCATCCAAGCAGGAGAACTGAGAATCGTGGCTTAACTATGCCACGTGTAGACACAACCTAATATCAAAAGTATTAGATGGAAATAACAGTTGAAACAGTAAGTCAGGGGTTGCAACCTTGTGAGAGTACACAAAACCATCCACCAAGACTAAGGGCTTTCTTTGTAGCAGATAGGGATATCTGTGAGGTTGTTAGAAGAAATGCATTGTTATATATGGAAAGGTAGAGATATTAATGCATTCTCTCTACAACTCTTAGTCTTATTATAGTATTGTTGCCTTTCCTTTAACCAGGCAACTATCCAGTAAGCTGCTGGCGCGGGACTGTCCAGTGTAGTTACAAGACAGTAGGTTTTGGTCCATATACCTTAAGGACTGAACTAATGCACCATAACTCACTTCCCAAGGGTGAGCAGTTGTAATAGTGGATGATGGACTAATTGCCATCCCTATTGCATAGTAGAAAGTAGCTTAAATAAAGTACTATTACAACTGAGTGCAGAGGGGTACTGGGAGCATGTGACCATGAAAAAGGCATGCATATTATTAACTTACAGAGGACGCATGGCTCTGGGTAGTAGCAATACTATTGGGATGGCACTGTGGGGAGCGCAGAATAAATCTATCCTTATGAGAACTAAAAAGATTGTCCGTTTATAGTGCGGGGCTGTGAAGATCTGAAAGCCAACACTATTTCTTATGATTATTAACTAATTCTGAATATATGGAAGAAACTGAACTTATATGTCTTCAATGCAATAAGAATATTGCAGAGTCTGAAGAGTCTTATTTCATTAAAAACAGTGTAGATGGTGGTAAATGGTTCCAATGTTTTGACTGTTATTGTGAAGAAGAAGAATCTTTCTATGACTATTATGATCAGAATGAGTCTTATGCGGATCATTACTGTAGAACAAGTTGTTCTTGCTGTTCAGAAGATGAACACCACCATTGGGATGAAGAAGAGTAGTCCCAATTTATGAAGAAAGAAGACAAGATGCACATAATGCATCTCAAGAGTCTTCAATTGAAAATAGTATTTAACTTTACATTTAATACTTGGATACTTCGTACACAGGAGGGAAATGAGACTCACACTGTGCTCCTTGTATCTGTGTATTAAATGTACTAAAGAATGCATCAGCAATTAATATATCTAGTTTAATTGGTTAAAACAAAAAAGCATTCTGTTAATAAAGGCTACTACAGCAATATTTACTTTATAGGAAAATAAGTAACAGTAGCCTGGTTAATGCACCAATCCTGATTCCCAAGGTCAGGCAGTTGTAATAGGGCTAGAGTTCTATATAGAACTACAGTGGTAAAAATCCACAAGGTAAGAAAGAAGGGTCGCACCCTGAACCTCTATAGGCTATTACAACTGAGTGCAGAGGGGCCAAAAAAAATGGTGTGAAGAATACTTCAGCACAATATCTAAACTATACAATCAGAGAAGCCCATAGTGGCAAAACCCGGGAAGGTACTCTGTGTCTAATTAATTAGGCAGGTTTTAGATAGTATTCTGTTATGCACCAAGGACCTGCCTTCTTAAGGGGGCAGGTACCTTCCCAACATTAATTAGTAACCAATTAAACTTATATATTATGTCACAATTAGTGAACGCAACAAGACAGTATAACTCCACAACTGCTAATGGAGCTATTACTCATTCAACAAGTTTGAACTATTGTTTAGACTTGTTCTTTCTAGCAGGTGCAAGTAGAAGAATGTCAGAATCTGATATTGTACTTGCTTTTGACCGTGCACGTGCAGAGAATAAGAACTTAGCTTATAAGATTTTGTTCTGGGCCCGTGATGCAAGAGGCGGTGCAGGAGAGAAGAGATTCTTCCAAGTAGTTATGAAGCATATTAGTAAGATTGATTCTTATGACTATGACCAATTAGCTATTCATATACCTGAGTTTGGGTATTGGAAGGATATATTCAGTATTGAGAATCCAAATGAGAATAATCTCAATTGGTTGATGACTCAGCTGAATGAATCTTCCAATGCTAACCTCTTGGCCAAATGGTTTCCAAGAAAAGGTAAATGGTTTGTAGCCATGCATCAGTATCTTAAGATGACTCCAAAAGAGTTCCGTAAGAAACTGGTGTCAATGACCAAAGTAGTGGAAACACAAATGTGTGCCAATGAATGGTCTGAGATTAATTACTCTCAGGTACCTTCAGTTGCTATGAACAAGTATAGACAAGCTTATTTTAACCGTGATGGTCAAAGATATGCTGACTTTATACAAGATGTTAAAGCAGGCAAACAGAAGATTAATGCATCAGTATTATTTCCTCATCAATTGTATCAAGCAATTAGTAACGGAGAGAATCCAGGTGCAGTAGAAGCTCAATGGAATGCTTTGCCAAACTATATGGAAGGTAGCACAGAAAGGATTATTCCTGTATGTGATGTCTCAGGTAGTATGACAGGTCTTCCTATGGATGTATCTATTTCTTTGGGGATTTATATCTCTGAAAGAAATGAAGGTATATTCAAAGATGCTTTTCTAACTTTCTCAGAAAAACCTCAAATGAACTATCTAAAAGGTAGTTTGTATGAGAGAATGTGTCAGTTAGAGAGTGCAGATTGGGGTATGTCTACTAATCTTCAGGCCACATTTGACTTGATTCTTAATAGTGCTATTAGAGAATCATTACCTGAGTCTGAGATGCCTACTAAAATTCTTATCATTAGTGATATGGAATTTAATGAGGCAGATTCTGAAGGCACAAACCTAAATGCTATTAGAGCAAAGTATTCTAGATCAGGATACAAGATGCCAGAAATAGTATTTTGGAATGTCAACGGAAGACTTGGTAATGTTCCTGCACATAATAGGGATCAAGGTATTGGCTTGGTATCTGGCTTTAGCCCTTCTGTATTGAAGAGTATATTGCAAGGTGAGATTTATTCTCCTGAGCAATTAATGCTAGATACTGTAGATACTGCACGGTATTCTTGTATTAGAACTGAATGAGACTCGGGGTTTGGTGGAACCTGGCAACAGAATCCACCATTTTTATGATTTTAACAATATTACATATTTAATTATTCTGATTATGTCTAGAAATAGAATTCCTTTTGGATACACACCATTTGGTGGAGTTATCCTTGTAAAACTTAATGCTAAGATATCTGCAGACCAAGGTCTTGAACTTAGCAAAAAATATCCTAATATTATTCATTGGGATAATTGTAAATATGGTAGAGCTATTGAAGGCTCAATACTATATACTCAAATGGCATCTTTTATTAGAGATTTCTCTGCTATGAAGCTTGATGCTAAGATAGAAAGACTAATGGAGCAAAAAGTAGCTCTGTTAGATTCATTTATTGTTGATAACACAACTAATTTTGATTTGATATGAATTCAGAAAGAACAAGAAGCTTACAAGTAGTAGCCTATGTTGTATTAGGTCTACTAGGTGGTTGGATTATTGGTTCAGTTAAACCTATTAATGGTTTAGAACCAACACATATTAAAGCAGAATACTATCTTGAGTTAAGAAAAGATGGTTCTGTTTTAATAGAGAATTGTTATGGTAATTCTTATGTATGTCCTACATTAGAAAATATACCAGATGTATTATTAAAAGATAATCTGTAATCTATGAAACGGTCAAGAAAAGAACAGATTAAAGAATTATTACAGAAAAAAGAAAGCTGTAGATGGGATATAGCAGAGATTCATAGCTCTGATATGGACCCAGACATGAAGGCAATTTATCTTAATGATGTTCAGTATTCTGAATACTGTATTGATCAAGAGATAGAGAGATTAGAAGAGGAGGAAGCAATGTTCCCGCTTAAACTGATGTTGGCGGGATTCATTGTCTCTGTAGTATTAATGTGTATTTATTTTTATTCTTAAGTATGAAAAACAAAGTAGGAAGACCAAGAAAGAATCCAGTAGTAACTAAAGAAAGAAAGACAGTTAACTGGAAACAAGTAGCAAATGATTTGTCATTAGAGCTTACACAAATGAAAGATGAGAGGAATGCTCTCTTAGATGAACTGTACAAGTTGGCAAATCAAGTTGCTAGATTAAGCTTTGAGTTTGGTCCTAATTGTGTAGAATCTAGTAAATTTGCATTTAGTAACTTAAAGACCTTGTTAGAGAAGACAGGTGAAGTTACTCTAAAAGATGTAGAATATGCTGAATCATGTTCTGAGAGATTGATTACTGCCAAAGTGCATGAATCTTTTAATCAGTTCTATCATGATAGGGGTATAGAGGACTAGTTTCTCAATGGTTCCATAGCTCAATTGGATAGAGCAACACATTAGGTATTTGGTGGTCTCATAATTATTTTGTATCTTTATAGAAACAATTAACTATGAGACACCATACAAAAGACAAAGGAGACAAAGGCACAGGTAATGTAATTGCAGACTTATTGTCAAAAGGAATTCAGGTATGTTTACCATTATCTGAACACTTACCATTTGATTTAATTGCTGTTAAACAAGATGGTGTATTAATGAGAGTTTCTGTTAAGTATAGAACATTAAGAAAAGGATCTGTTTTTGTATCTTTTTCAAGTTCATACTCTGACTCACATGGTGTTCATACAAAAGCAGTAGATAAGTCTCTTATTGATTTACTTGCCATATATTGTCCAGAAAGCAAAGAAGTATACTACGTTATACCTTCACAGTTTGATAAAACAGTGACTCTAAGAGTTGAGGAAAGTAAAAACAATCAAACAAAAGGTATTAACTTAGCAAAAGATTATCTAATGGTTCCATAGTTAAAGGGATATAACACTAGCCTTCTAAGCTTGGATTCCTGGTTCGAGTCCAGGTGGAACTACTATCTTTTGTACTTATCTAATGTGTAGGTTACAGGTTCGACTCCTGTTGGAATCACTATAGCTCCTGAGAAATCAGGGGCTTTTTTATTGTATAATTATTTATTTAAAATTCTGATTATGAAAGGGTTAGGAAAACTATTTAACGGAAACAAAAATTACAAAGCAGACCAAAAGTTTGAGGTATTGCTTATTGAAGAAGATTCTTCTTCACTAAATGAAGCACTTGGTATCTCTGAAGAGAGATATAAAGAGATTGTAACTTTTTCTATTGATGCATTCAAAGATGGAGAAAGATACAGTGACTCTTGCAAAGTAGCAATTGAGCAGTGTAAGCACATTAATGAAGTTGTATTAACTATGACTACTTTATCTAAGATAAAGTTAATGATGGATAATCCACTTGCTGCTATTCTAGAATCTAAAATGAATGAAGAATGAAAATCTTTACATCAGTACTAGGGTTTAACTTTAATGTTACCATAGTAGATTCTGAAGGTAATCCACTTAAAACGGGAGCAAAAGTAGTTACTACTACAACTACTGATGCTCCCAAAGTGGGAACAAAGATTGGTGGTCAAAGTTGGTTTACTAACTATAATGACCAATTATTGAACAAGATTAGAGATTATAGGAGAAGAAATGACTAAGATTAATTTAGAATTAGATGAAACTGATTTGTACAATGCTCTAAAAGGTATTATCAAACATGCAAATGCAGATGAGATAGCTAAAGTATTAGCTTATTGTATTGGTTATTCTGATACTGCATCAAGCATATTCTTTAAGACTTATCTTGGTGATATTGCACCAACAGTATTACCTGAAGGTACTATGATCAAAGTATTTGCTTCTGGTGTTAGTTATAAGACCAATGTAGAAAAGATGAAAGAGAAAGGTCTTGTTGATGAAACAGGTGCTTGCACTGCCGTCATTAAGGAATTCAGGGGTTTTCATGATAGAACTACTTACTATATATCATTTACTAATGTAGGTGATGATGGTAACACTTATCAAGATACTGGATTTATTACTTATAAAGACGTACTAGAAGTTATTGAAGAGTTTTAAGATAGTATATCTGTTGATATGCTTTTCCTGACCAAAGAATATCAGGGGCTTTCGGGCCCCTTTATTCTTGTTTAGCTATATAAGGCAAAAAATGTCAATGGCTAAAGCAGCTACTATGTATTTAATAACGTATTTTTACTAAATACATGTATTATCAGTTGCAAAACGGGAAAGTAGTCTATTTATCAATAGATGAATATCTTGAACTTACAGATCTAGATATACAGTACCTCATGTCTATAGATTACGGTGAATACATACTTGATCCATTTACTGGTTCAGCCGTAGAAAAAACATCACAGAAAGAATATGACTTTGACTTTGTCTCATTGGATGATGAAGAAATAGGAGATGTACCATCTGATGATGATCCTTTTGATGAGATTATAGACATCTCACTTACTTAGTATTTATTAGAATAAAATAACTTGTCATTGGTGTGGGCAACCAGTGATGAGTATTCTTGTGCCCATATGTTTAACAATTAACTTAATAAAAGAATGGATTCAAAAGTTAAAGTATTAAAGAATGAAGATGATTCAGTATTGAATATCTCAGAAAAAAACCCAGATTATGCATGGGTTCTTGTACAACAAGTACGTACAGTAGTAGATGATTCTGGTTTCTTACGTAGAAAACCTGTTACTGCTGTTTTGCCTGGTCCTATTGAGGATATGAAGGCAATGAATTTTTATGGTGGTCAAGAACTACCTGGTAAGATTCTTATTAAAGAATCATTAGTACCATTTAATGCCAAGAATCCTGACCGTGATCTTAAGATTGCAGGTGATTCAGGTATTGTATGTAGATTAGAAGGTTATCCTATTTACAGAAAGACTTACTATACTACAAAGAATAATGTAGAAGATATCTTTGTTCAACATGATAACAAAGATGAGATCAAGTCTGTATTTAGTGTTGCAATGAAAGCAAACACTGATACTTTACAAAAAGCTGGAGAAGATTTTGATATCTAATTAAAAGCCGTTGATTGATGGATCAGGGGTCAGAAATGGCCCCTTTTCTTTTGTATGATTAAACCAAATGTATATTATGGAAAAGCTTAAAAAACAGGTAAGAAATTACCAACTGTATGCAGGTAAGACTTATGTACAGTATGAATCTGATGGCTATTCAGCTTATCAGAATTATCTCTATAAGAGAGCACTCTATGGTCTAGATGCACTTACAGAGAAAGAACTTGCTACTATGTGTAGTAAGAAAAAACAAAGAATAATTAATGTTTACAAACGTGCTCAGGTTACACTTAATAAGTTTAAACAGCAGCTAACCATTAAATATTCTAACTTAATCTTTGAGAAAATGTTCCCAAACAGTCCAATTACACAGTTCTTATTGGCTGATACTGAGACAGATGAGAAGTTTAAGAACACTTTAACTTTTAAAGATTTAGGTATTGAGAAGCAAGATATTATTGCTATCTTTATTGCTGAGGGTATCTTACCAAAGAACTTTTTGGATTTAAAAGATGCTCCAGTTACCTTACCTAGATTGAAAAATGAAGCAAAAGCTTAAAGAGTGTGATGGTTGTCAAAAGATGACTGTTATATGGAAGAATTCTGAGGGATTCAAGTACTGCCGTTATTGTTGGAGTTGCCAAAAAGCCATTAATAGTGACAGTTCACAGAAACCAAATGATTATAAGATCCCTCAGGTCTCTTCCAAAAGGAAGCAGAAGGATGCTGAGTACCTTAAGTTAAGGGAAAGGTTTCTTACTCAGAATCCAATATGTCAAGTCTCTGTGGCCGGCTGTGGTAATGGTGCAACTGATGTTCATCATACTTATGCCGGTTCCAACAGGGAAGCATTCTATCTAGTACAGTCAACTTGGTTAGCTGTATGTAGAAACTGTCATGATTGGGTTCATGGTCATCCTGCAGAAGCAAGGGTATTAGGTTATTTAAAGTAAAGAGATGACAAGAGAAGAGATTCAAGAAGAGGCATTAAAAGCAACAGAAGGAAAGAAGAGATCTACAGTAGTACTTGGTACTGGTGTAGGTAAAACTCTTGTTGGTCTTACACACATTGAGAGAAACAGTAATGATATGATGAATATTCTTATTGTGGCTCCCAAAAGATCTATCTTTCAGTCTTGGTCTGATGATGCAATAAAATTTGGAAAAGAAGACTTACTAAAGAGAGTTACATTCTCTACTTATGTAGGTCTGAACAAAAGAAATCCTGCAGACTATGATCTAGTATATTTAGATGAGGTTCACTCACTACTAGATAGTCATAGAGATTTCTTGGAAAATTTTAAAGGTGGTATCCTAGGTCTTACTGGTACACCACCAAAACACAGAAGTTCTGAAAAAGGTATAATGGTTGGACAATTCTGTCCTGTAGTTTATACTTTTAAGGCTGATGATGCAATTGACAATGGTATTCTAAATGATTACCAGATTGTTGTACATGAGCTTGAATTAAATAAGTGTAAGAACTATCAAGTACAAATGAAGACTAAGTCTTTTATTACTTCAGAGTATGATAATTACAGATATTGGGGTAATAGAATAGATATTGGTTCTGGTCCTATTCAGATGCTCAGAGTCATGAGAATGAAAGCATTAATGGAGTATCCAACTAAAGAAAAGTATACTAAGAAGCTAATGGAAAGTATTAGTAGTAAGTGTATTGTCTTTGCTAATACTCAGGAACAAGCTGATAGACTATGCAGATTTAGTTATCATAGTGGTAACAGTAATTCTGAAGAGAATCTACAACTGTTTAAAGAAGGCAAGATAAATCATCTGTCTTGTGTTCTACAATTAAATGAAGGTGTTAACATACCAAATCTAAGACAAGGTATCATTATGCATGCATATGGTAATGAGAGAAAAGCTAGTCAAAGAATTGGTAGATTACTCCGTCTTAACCCAGATGAAAAAGCTATTGTACATATACTATGTTATAAAGGTACAGTAGATGAGAAGTGGGTTAAAGAAGCATTAGAAAGTTTTGATCAGAGTAAAATTATCTGGAAAAACTTTGAAGTTCAACTAGTTTAAGTATATTATATTATGGAACAGACACCAGATGATTACAAGCTAGTTCTCTACAATGATGACAAAAATACTTTTCAGTATATAATGGCTTGTCTTATAAAGTTTTGTAAGCATGAGCCTATTCAAGCTGAACAGTGTGCATTAGTAGCAGATTTAGTAGGTAAATGTGAAATAATGCATGGTGATTTCTATACTTTAATATCTTTACAAGAAAAATTACTTAACTTAGATATTAAAGTAGGAATATATGCAAATGAAAGCAGTCTGTATTGATGCAAGTAATAAGCCTTCTAAAGTACCTGTAGAACAGTGGATAAAAGAAGGTGAAGCATATACTATTATCAAAGTAGTAAAGATGGGATTACAAGATGGTAAGTATGGTGTACTTCTTAAAGAAGTGCAGATGTCTGAAGATTGTTTTCCTTATGAATACTATGATCTTGATAGATTTTTACCATTAGACATTAGGGTATACGAAGCAGCAGAGGAAAAAGAACAAGTATTAGAAGCTGACTTAGAATTAATCTAAAAATTATGGAGGATTACACATTAGAAGATATTCTTAAAGAATGTCAGACTCTTGCTGTTCAAAATAAAACAGCTAAGAAGAAACGGGAAAGAGAATATCTTGACAAAAGAAACTATTTAATTGGTTTATTACACTATAAATATGGTAAAAGCTCTCAGTATATAGGAGAGTTATTCAATATAGATGGTTCTACTGTTAGATTATCTAAGTTTCATGCATATAATCTATTAAGCTATCAGGATATTACTTTTATTGCTAATGCCTGTGAGTTTATAGAAAGGTTTCCGTATGAGTTTCCATCTACTGCACAGAAGATAAAGAGGAATGTAACAGTTGTTGTTTCTCTTGATAAAGCACTGTATAATAAAATAAAAGTATACGGTGAGATGCAAGGTGATGCTAGAGTAGATGTCACAGTTAAAAACATTATTAATAGATCCATGAAGATATGGGGAGAATGAAAGAAGTTTATATGCAGATTATTCAAGCTAATGAAGGTGAGGTTCCAGAAGAACTCACTATTGCAGATGTAGCAAGAATGAAAGAGTTAGAAATATTTAACTGGGAACAGTATGAAAGAGAACAAGAGAGGATTAGAGTATTCAGAGTTAAACAAGAGAATCCAAGAGAGATTACAAAGGTTGCACAAAGCAGAGAATTCTGGGAAGAAGAGCTCCGTAAAGGGCAAATCAGTGCAATCACAAAAGGTAAACAATGAGGAGGGTGATTAATTCTAGAGTAACTATACTTTGTATAGGTATAATTGTAGGAATGTTTGTAGTTGGGTTAACTAAACCAACATACAAATTAGTTAGACCCATCTATACTTATGTGAAGACATCAGATTGGGGTGGAGAAACTAATCCTAGAAAGGTGGGCTATTATGAGCACCTTGCAAGAACACAACCATGAAACACTTTATTAAATACACATTGGTATGGATAAGCCAAAACTTGTCCATACCATTTTGGATGATAGGTCATGTACACTTATCAGTAAATGTCTATGAAGACATACATGAGATACTTATGTCCTTGGGTATGAATATAATTGTAGCAGTGGGATTTATTATTGATTATAAAGATTCAAGAAATGAAAGATAGAAACTGGGTAGTAATTCTACCAATATTATTTTATGTATTAGCCGGGTTTGGTTATATCAGATGTGCATATAAGATGTTCACATGTAACTGGGAGCCTATTGGTAAAGCAGAAGTAGTTTATACTATAGGTACATTTACAGGTGCCGGAGTAGTCATTGGTTACTTTGACATTGAAGACAAGTAAATCTGAGCAAAAGTTACCAAAAATTGGTATAAAATGCTTTACAAAACTAAAAAGGATATGTGGTAAAAATTACCCCATATGATGAACTAACCTTTAAATCAGAATAAGATGAATAGTCAGGTAATACATAATGTGGAAATGGTATCACACCCTGTATGGTTGTATTGTTGCAGGTTCGAGTCCTGTCCTGACTATTTTTATTAACCTTTAAATCAGAATAAGATGACAGCAGTAGAATTTTTATTAGAGAAATATAAATCTCAAAACACTCTTTTATTTGCAGAAGATTGGCAACAAGCTAAAGAAATGGAAAAGGAGCAGATAGTTGAAGCTTATGATAATATCTGTTCTGATGAACATGGTAATATTTTAACCGGGGAACAATACTACAACGAAACCTTTAAATCAGAATAAGATGAAACTAAAGAGAGAAGACCGTAGAGAAGAGATGGCTGCTATTGGTACAGCTGTAATACTTGTAGTAGTTATAGTATCTGTAATAGTTGCAACTATTCAAGCAATTTTTAATATTTTGTGATGGAAAAGTATCCAAAATGGGTAAACAATCTTGTTTACTTTTTAGCCGGAATTGGCTTTGGTCACATATTGTTTAATGTAATATTATAGTCATGCCAGATATCAGTATGTGCTTAAATGAAGAGTGTCCACTTAAAGAGACTTGTTATAGATATAATGCTACACCAAGTGAACTTATGCAGACTTATGCTAAATTTGAGTATGATGAGGACACTAAGTCATGTGATTATTATTGGAAAAATGTAAAAGATGGGAAAGATAATACTAGAGTTTGACTCTGATGAAGAAAAAGATGATGCTAGAACAGCACTTGATGCTTACAAGTGGAAAGGAGCTGTATGGGATCTTGACCAAAAACTACGTGAGATAACCAAGCATGGTTATGTTGATAAGAAAGAAGCTACTGAAGAAGAAAGAGAATTAGCTGAAAAACTTAGAAAAGACCTTAGAGAAATCTTAGAAGACTATAACTTAAATCTAGACTAATGAGTGTAAACAAGAAAGACTACAAGATTGTAGAAGAGCAACATGGCTTTGAGACAAAGTATGTTGTAAAGAAGAAAGTATTCTGGATCTTCTGGAAGACAGTAAAGAACAATGCAGGATTTGATATGCAGTATGACACTAAGAGAGCAGCTCAGTCATATATCAATTTCCTAAAATAACCAATTCTACAGAAGTGTTAGGAAAAGTGCAACGGATTAAGAGATTATGAGTGTTGTAGAAGAGGTTGTAAGAAAGAGTATGATTATTAGACCATCAGGAAGGAGCACAGATTTCATTGCTCCTTCTTTTGGTTTTGGCTGCCTTTACTCGTGTGGCTACTGCTACATGAAGAGGCATAAACCGGAAGGATTAACTGTGGCAACAAATACCATGGACATCCTGACAGAAATAAATTCACATGCATTCTTTGCTACTGTGGACAAACCAAATCAGACAGGAGATTATATTACATATGATATCTCTTGTAATGAAGACTTTGCTCTACATGCTAAGTATCATGATTGGAAGACTATCTTTAAGTTCTTTAGAGATCATCCACTTGCTATGGGTTCATTTGCTACTAAGTGTGTTAATAAGGATCTATTAGATTTTAATCCTGAAGGTAAAATTAGAATTAGATTTAGTATGATGCCTGCAGAGTTGCAAAAACTACTAGAACCAAATACTGCAGGTATATATGAAAGACTCTTTGCCGTGAAGCTTTTTCTAAATGCAGGATATGAAGTTCATTTAAACTTTAGTCCTGTTATTGTTCATGATAATTGGCTACAGAGCTACATGTCCTTATTTAATACTATAGATGGAATAGCAAAATCAAATGGTTGGGCCGATGATAGAGTTAAAGCTGAGGTAATCTTTTTAACACATAATGAAGCAAAACACTGGTATAATGTGGAACATAAAATCCCGGGTGAAGAATTTCTTTGGACACCTAAGATACAAGAGGCAAAAGTTTCTCAGTATGGTGGCAAGAATGTCAGGTACGAGCACAAAAGAAAAGCTCAATACATTGACCAGTTTAGACAGATTCACACTGGAATACTTCCTTGGAATACAATTAGGTACATATTTTAAGATGGAAAAAGATATTAGAAAAGAAATGGAAGCACTCTCTGCACAGATTGCAGAAGAGCATTATAACATTACAGATGGTGTAGATCAGAATCTACATTATCTATGGTATATGTACCATAAAGGTAGTAAAGCAGGTATGTTCCGGCCATTTGTATATATG